CCATCTAAATTAAGGAATCTTCCGGGTACTTGAACAGCAACATCTCTTCCCAAACCAACCACATGGTATCTCTTTAAATCGACTTTAGTTTCAGGTAAAGTTACTGTACTTACTAATCCTACAAATTGGTCTGTTAAAACCCTTTCTTTTGCAACAAGAGCACTAGCGTTGTATGACATTTGCGTATCAATAGAGGGTGTAGAAAATGGTAAAATACGCAAAAACTCACCCGCTACAGAATCTTTGTTACCACCACTATGGTCTGTTTTTAGAGCAGGAGTTATGGTTAACTCCGTAGCACCACTTACCACAGCGTGTTTGATGATTGTGAATGTTCTACCAGATTTCATATAATCATCAGCAGTTAAAAAATTAGTACCTTGAAGATTAGTAAAAGCAATTTTAGCACCGACAAGCATTCCTACTGGTGATTTTAACACACCAGAATCAACAATTCCTGTGCCTCCACTAAAAGTAATAATTGAAGTGTCTTTATCTAAATCACGAGTACCTGTTTTCGCTCTAAAAAGAAAAGATGAGTCATAGTCGTGGGGTAGGTCAATTCCACTTTCATGACCGAATGTTACTTCGGTCAAATCTCCTTTATACACTCGGCTCGGCATACTAACACCTCATGGGATAAGTTCAGCAAAGATAACTACTTCTACTTGAAACGTGGTTCTGAAGAGAAATTTAGTCCTATCTGATAAATCTGTACGAGTTTTGTAAACCATCCTATCATGATTTACACCGTCTCCATTTCTTGCTAAATGAACACATCTTCTAATTTCATTCTCCATTAATTGTTGTTGCTTTCTGCTCTTCATAGTGCGGGCATCTAAGGTAATATTAATTCTAGTAGTTACAAAATCATAAAGGATTTCTGGAGTCTCTTCATTATGGGCTGTCTCAAAAACAAAAATATAATCATGTTTTTTCAAATCTATACGCTTACCTCTCTCTGGAGCAGTTTCAGCCATATCTACTATTATCGGTTTGATGCCATTAGTATTACCCCTATTCCAGTTATCTTGTAGGGTTTTAATTACTAAATCTATTCCTTCTAGCCACGTCGCTACCAATTTTTTCCACCTCCCTCAAATGATAAGTCGTATCAGGTACAATAGAACCACCACGGTATTCAATATTACTCTTTCTTAACTCCGGTGATTCTGTAAGCATTCTTTTATCTACAAACTCGTTTACTGTATTCTTATATTCTTCAGAAACAGGATTACCATCTAAATCTTCAAAACTACCATCGGTGTTTTCTTTTATTTGTGCTAAACCGTACTCTTGTCTTTTGATTCTATCTTTATATTCAGATTCTTGTAAAATAAATTCTTTCAACTGTTTTTGTGTTTCTTCATCATTAGCAAAAGCATCACTAACTTGTTTTAAGAATATTTTAGTTTCTCTTGATGGCTTCAAACGAACGCCACCACCTCTATATATCTAGGAAGCATTCTATCAATATCTTGTTGATAAAGTTGGATTTTAGAAGTTAAATCAACATTTTGTGTACCTTCAGGAATCAACACACTTCTATCATCTGAAAGTAATAAATCAATAGCGACCATCTTAGTACAGATATCTTCTATAGCCTTCTCTAAATATCGCTCTCCATATATGTATGAAACTTTTACAGCGTTCCACTCAAAGAAAGGATATGAGTTATTGAAATAGATAATTCCCATTTCATGGTCTAACCACCAATCTCTCAATCTACCTTGGTCTCCACTAGCACTACCACCTTGTAAATCTACAACAAAAGAATCTTGCTCAAAAGTAGTACCTGAAAGATTATCTAGGCTATTTGCTATAACATTGGCACAGTTAAGGAATGTTGTATCAGTTTTTCCTGAATATCTAAAGGCTTTCCCGTTACTTGCTAGGACCACTCCTGCATCTACAAACTCTGCTGTAGAGTCTACGGTAACAGTAGTCGAATCAATACTTACAAAAGTTGCAGTAGCCTTTGTTGTTTGTTCAATTGTCACACCCGGTACTGTACAAACTATACTACAACTTTCTCCCGCTTTTGTTTGTCTCATACTACTTATCTTTACTATACCAGTACCGTAATCAGAATTAGCAGTAGCCAAAAACTCATTATGAACTGCTACATTATCAGTACTACCTTCAAGAGTAAAGGCTGGCTCAAAAGCCAATGCGGTTTTTCCTATTCTATCTTCTTTGTTGATTAAATCGGCAAGATTTTGTGCGGTAGTAATTTTGTCAAAATCTGCTCTCCAAGCAGAAGTAGCAGTACCTATATTTAATTCAGCAGTTGTACCATTACCCGGAGAAAGTATAATTTTACCAGATAAAGTACCACCTGCTAATGAATCTGGTATTTTGATACGGGCTTCAGCAGAGCCAATTTCTCTGTAATCGTCTCCTTGCCACAATTCTATACGCAACATTTGCTGAACATTACGGAACAATAGGGGGGTTGTACCGACATAATCTGTATAATATCGTCTCCTATATGGTTTGTAGGTGTCAAAATTGATATATTCTGCTGAAACCAGATTTGGCCTCCAAGAATTATGAGTAATATTATCTATCCTATCTTGACATCTTTTTATGAGTTCTTCAACTTTAGAACGCTTTACACCTCTTGTTCTTCCGTTAGTAAAAGAGGCTTGATTTTGAACATAGGTATTATCTGCCGATTGATAATCAGCAGCCGTAATACTATCTGTGAAATTTAATTTTACACCATTTACAGATGTGGTAATAGATGAAATTGTACGCTCAAGACCTAAAGGGTCTGCATCTGAATAAATAAGAATTGTATCGCCAACAGCCCAACCACAATTTCTGTAGTCTGCTCCTGTGATATATACCCCGTCAGAATCACTATCTGCCGCAACCGCTACTTCTTCTTGAGGACCTATCTCAAGTAAATCTGCCACTTTTTGAGCAGTTGTATAAACAATAGCATCAGGGTCTAAAGGTCTTGTTTCGGCTTCACCGGGACTGAATACTTGTGGCATTACTCTCTTGCCTCCTCACTCCTTTCCGCCATGTTATATTCCATTGGTTTGTTACATGCTCCGCATGTTTCTCTAAACATAAAGTGCAAGAAACCACAGTAGCGACATCGAGTACCAGAACCGATATTTAGAATATCTCCAATGTTCTTATTTCGTTGTCGCTGCTGTGATACCACTCCTGCTAGTGGTTTTTGTGTATCGAAAACCGCACCTTCACCTATACTAGATGAGTAACGAACATTTGTTTTTTGAGCAACGTCTAAGTCCTCAATGTCCATTTCACGGAGTTCGAATCCCATGTATGACACCTCATACATAAGTCAAGACAATAAATGCCTGTCCTAAAACTATTACAGGTTCAGCCGCTATTAGACTAGTAGTGCTTGTAGCACCAGTTAGTGTACCAACTGCTGTATCTATAGTAGATGCTAGGGTAGTAGTGTCAGAAAATTGCTTCGGACTAAAAGGTCCAACAATTTTGAACTTAGGGTCTATTGAAGCCATTAACTCACCACCCATGATAATTTTATGTAAACGTTACCTAACATTAAAAACGGCACTGAATCAATGAGAGTATTAGTGTCTCCACTTTCCCCCAAAGACCCAGCAGCCGTATTTATTGTAGCAGCCAATGTAGTAGTATCACTGAACTCTTTTGGAGAAAAGGGTCCAATAATCTTGTACGATGTTGCTATGTTAGCCACTTAAATCACCGCCTTAATTGCGGCGACCAAATGCATACCATGTTCCGTCTTGACCTGCAACACTTTGTATTACTAATGTAGAGCCGTTGATGAGGGAGAAAACTCCGTCAACTCCCGCCCCTGTGCCAGCAGTAGAAGAGCCAGCGTTTGCGCCAGCCCCTATTATTCCTGCTAACATTGAAGATAAGTCGATGTTTCCACCAGCGTCTCCAGCGCCATTAGTAAAAGTTCCAGTAACCATTAAAAGGTCACCAATGTAATGCGGTCTTGTGTCTATTGTACTTGCAAATGCCATAATTTATCACTCCATATTATTATCTGTTGTTTCTTCCACAACGGCTTCTTCTATAACTTCTTCTGTAACTTCTTCCTCTATTACTGGTTCTTCAATAATTTCTGGTTCCTCTACAGGAGGGTTTAGATGTTCGTCAACCATTGCTAAAAGAGATGTTTTTGTTCTGTATGAGCCGGACAAGTCTACGCCTTGTTCACCTAGCCATTTTACGATGGCTCCCCTTCGCCATGAAGCGTCAGGTATGCCGTCGTTTCCTTCATCTCGGTGAACTGCTTCACTTCCTTCTACGGTGAAATAAGGGGTAACTAAGTATCGGCTGAACTCGTCAACCCATGCTTGAGTTACTTCCCTTACTTCTCCGCGTGTAAAGTCCGGGCTATACGCATCAGGGCTTCTTCTATAGAAAGAAGGACCATTATATCGTACAGTCGGCATACTTTATCCACCTTATTCTACAATCATCCAGCATGTAACTAATGCATCTGATGTGTCTGTAACTTTGAAGGTAGCAACACCAGCATCGCTGATTGCTTCCTTTAGTGTTACACCTGCTGCTGCTGTAGAATTGTCTCCAATAATTACAGCCTTAATTTTTGTTGCATCTCCACTTAATGTAAGTGTCTCATTGTTAGCAAGCGCTGTAGTGAATCTACCGCATACTAATTTTGCACCACCTGTTGCATTAGTTGTGTTACTGTTTTTTGCTTGGAAACCGTCAAGAGCACCGGGGTATGAACCTGATGCTGCTCCACCGTCTAGCCATGCTGTGTCGTCTACTGATGTTCCTGCGTATAAGTCCAGATTGAAATCTTCTGTAAATACCGCACTTCCGCTTGTTGTATATGTAATTGCCATACTTCATCATCTCCTATTTATTGTAAGTCCCTCACACTACCATGAGCACCAAAGAAAGTAGTCCATACTTCACCCATGGTTCGGTATAGTCCTTCTTGGCCCAGTCTGTTAATTGCGAATGGGTCACCTGTTTCGATACCACTCTCATAATATTGTGTAGGAATTGCTGTACTAAAGTAAACGTAGTCTGTATCTAAGAAGTACATTCTACTGATTCCATCTTTAGGCACATCTTTGGAAGGAATGATTGGTACACCATTGTATGTTGCAACAATGAAACCAGCCTCGATTCCCGGTACACCCTTTACTCCATTGTAAGTAGGTGTAACTCTCTTCTCTTCCATGAATCTCTGTTGTGACTGCAATAGTTGTTGTAGTCTCATTAGAGTATCATATCCAGTTAGAATAACTTTCGGGTTTCCTCCACGTTCCCAGATGTTCTGGAAAAGTGTGTCTAATTGGTCTAAAGAAAGATTCCTGTTAGCACTACTTGCGTCTGCGTTATCTTCAGCAAAAGCCCAAGTGTTAGAACTTCGGTCAATTGAGTAGATATCTTCGTCACCAGCATCGTAGTGAGTACCGGATGCCATTTGATTGTTTCCGACAGTAATTCTATCCAAAGATTCGAAGTTGTTACCAGCAACGGTAGAAGCATCTGTTAGAAGCATCTTGTTTACCATTTCTGCGTGGTGCTTACCCATTTCTTCTTTCATTACTGAACGAATGTCACCAAGACCGTCATCCTTGTCTGCAAGGAAGATTGCTGTCTCAGACATATCGAATGTGTGAGCAATGGTCTTTGGCTTTGCTGCAACGTGCTGGAAAGTAGGCTTTACAGTGTCAGGCAGTGTTGCGTTTTCTGCAACTCCACCGTGTAGAGCACCGCCGTTAGGCTTTCCAGTGATTACACGCCAACCGGAACGGTCCCAAGGTCTCTTAGGTAGAATAGAGAACGCATTGAACTCTTGGTTCAGTTGCGACCATACTTTTCTACCATAGATTGCTTGGTAAGTACCAGCAGTTGTGGATAGCATTGGGCTATCCGATTTCAGTAGTTCGCTACCAGAGTATGAGTAACCCATTGAGTTACCTGCACCGTAGTAGTATCTTTCCATATCAGTTATTGTTCGTACATAATTTCTTGCCATTTTTTATCACTCCTTATTTATGCACTCCTAAATGCGCTGTTTGCTAGGTTATGCACCTCATCCCATGACATTTCTGCCAAGTCTTCTGTAGAAGGAACGTTAATTGAAGGAACAGAATCTGCACTCTTTGTGAGTGTTTCACCTGTTTCTGCTGGTGTTGTAATTGAGTCAATTCTCTCGGATAGAGAAGCAATTGCTTTTGAAATCTCATCTAATGGACCACGAGCATCAAATTCCATTGCGGTTGCTTTTGAAATTTCTGCTGCTCTTTCTGCTTCATATCGGCTTGCGAAGTCGTGCTCAAGGGATTTGCGTAGTTCTGCTTCTTCCATTGCCGCTTTGTATACTTCATATGCAGCCTCTACATCAGATGTAGATACCATATCAGGAGTCAAGAAATCGGATTTTGCAACTTTTCCACCACTACCAGTAGTTTTACCTACAGCGTTAGTAGAAGGAGCACCGTTTTCTTGTGCTCTTCCTTTAACTTGCCCTGCGAAGTAGTCAGCACCATCGCCGATTGCTTCAGGGGTTGAGCCAAGGTTGGCTTTCTCGATTCCATCAAAGTGACTTCTTGCACCATCAACATCGACTCCAGCACTCTTTAGAGTGTCTTCCATCCAGTTTAGGTACTCAGAAGTAATGACATCAGAAAATTCTGACTTTTCTACGTCAGCATCTTCTTTCTTTTTATCATCTTTTGCTTCTTTTTCATCGGCTTTCTCGGGTTTGTCTCCCTTCTTGTCCATCGCTTCTTTCAGAGCAGGAGGCATTGCTTTCTCCATATCATCAAGGCGACCTTCAAGGCGAGACAAGACATCAGTCATTTGCGTCATAACATTATCATCGTTTGTCATATTTTTCACCATTTGGTCTTGTTTCAATATCCTAAAGGTGGCTTCTGGATTGATGCCCCTCTCACATATTGTAATCTCGTGAAGTTCTAGTTTACTGATTTCTTGGTAATCACCGTGTTCAGCGTCTGATTTTCGAACACGCTTGAAAGCCTGTCCTCCAATACTAAAACCACGAAGCGAACCCTTTCTTATTTCTGCGGCAACCTCTTTTGCCTTCTCAATGTCGTCTCTCAAAGCAACGACAACAAACATTCCTGTGTCATCAACTTCGCTTTTCCACAAACGACCTTGGTTGTCGGTGTAAGAAGGAATAACCTCACCGACCTGTATATTTGAATGTGCTAATTGTACATTACGATATTTCTCATCTTGCATGTACTTTGCAAAAGCATCTTTTAACGCTTCTTTTGTGATTTTATCACCTTGTTTATCTACGACTTCAACACTAGCATATCCAGCGACAACTAGGTCTCCACCTTTTAGAATAGTGATGCCTTGAGTGCCTTCAGAACGTACTGTAGCAGACATCATACTCAAGGAGAATCAAATGTTATACTATTTATATGAAGCGGAAGGCTTCTTTTTCTTAGTGTTCCTTTCCGCTTTAGGATAGTCTTCAGGTTTCTCTGGTTCTTCAGTAGGTCTACTTCTCATATCATAATCAGGCATAGTGCTTTCATCTTGTAAAACAGTTGGACCCCTTGGACTAGCGTTTGGTTCTCCCAAATCAATACCTAAACCCCTTCCTGCCATGTTTGAATGACCTTTATCTAACACATCTAAACTTCTCTCTATAATTTCTAAGGCTTTTTCAAAATTAGGTTTTAACAACCTGTTTTTATCATCAGCATCTACAAGACCTGCACTTTCTTCTTCTTGTATTTCTTCTCTAACTTTTTTATCTTCGGCAGGAAGTTTAGTCACTTTTCCTTTCAACATCAAACTAGCAACTTGTCCCCAAAACGGCTTAAGACTTTCAGACAACTCTATACTATATTCACCTAACCCCATATCTGAAAGAGAAGTAGTGGGAGAATGAACCCAATATCCTAAAGAAGATTTTTCTAATTTATAGGTAACACTATCATCATTAGGTAAAGAGATAATTACGTTTCTATCAATTATATCTATATCATGTGGTAAATGAATAGGAGGGAAAGCCTTTGCTAGTAACGATAGTGTTTCTAAACTGGCACTTCCTTCACCCTCTCCTTCACCAACTAATTTACTTAATTGAACATTATACACATCTCTTTCATAGTTTTCATTCTTTTCTACACCAGTGAATCTAGCCCTAACAATATCACCTTCTTCAAACGGTTTAGGACTAGTAATTGTTGCTACATCAACGTAAACTTGGTCTTTGAAAGGAACAGCCCTATCTCCAAATCCTTCTTTATCAATTACTGGACCAGCACCTAATCTGTAAATAAACTCAGGCGCTTCACCTCTTCTATCTAAAACAATCAGATTTAAATCTCTATTCTTACGCAATAAAACCCACTTAGGATGTCTCTTTTCTCCTCTCATATAAGTAGATTTATTATCTCTCAATAAAAGTGTAGAATGTTCTTTACTCAAACTGTCTACTGCATCTTTCAATCCTTCATCATCTGTAAATCGAGTATCATGTGGTCCACAAATTATCACTTCTTCATGGCTATCAAATTGTCCTCTTAAAACTTTGAATCTCTCTCTAACAGTCATATCCATAATATCTGTACCATCGTAATGCATGATATCAATTACGTGTAGATTCTTTTTGGATAGTATAGCATCAAATGTAGCGTCTTTTTCTCCTAATTTTTTGATACCTGTTTTCACCCAATCAGGAACTGCACCTCTACTACCATCTTCATAATACGCAGTGACTTTCTTATTTTTCTTAGTAATGACTAATCTCTTTCCATCATACCATTTTGAAACACACCAACCACCAGTAAAACCTCTAAGTTCTTCTAATTGTTTAAACTTGAATATTCTATGCATTGGTCTAATTGGTGGAACCCAACCGGGTTCCTTATCCCCTTTAATTAATAATTCATCAGGATTCAATAATAAATTAGCATAGATTCCTGCATCTTTTCCAAGTTGATTTAAGGGGTCTGATACCATTGGTTGCACATCACCAAAACCTTGACGTATTGTTTCTGCATGAGATTGCTCAGTTTCTAAAGGTCTAGCATCAGCGTTTTGAATCTGACTACTCATCTCGTTACCAAATGCCACATTCAAATGTTGTGGAGCAGGTTCAGTTAATCTTTGTGTATGATTTGTAGGATAAAAAGCAGGTTTACCACCTTCAAAAGATAAAGCGCCTTGTGGTTTCATTTCTAATCCTGTTTTGAAACACTCCCCAAAGAGGTTAAGCACAGTAGGACCACTACCATCATGTGAAACTGGTTGATTAAACCAATCTATTTTTTCAGTAGAAATTTTTGTGTCTAAAGGTGTATCTGAACCATCATGTAAAACTAAATTCCTAAAAGCATGAATACCTTTACTAAAAGGATGTAAATTTTTTGTAGTTGCTCTTTTTTTACCATGAGTAGAAATAAACGGTGTGTTTTTAGCAGGTCTATATGTTTCTTCTCCTCCAGTTTCTTTGCTTTTAGTTCTCAAACTTTGTTCTATATAATCCGGTTCAAAATATGTCATCCCTAAAGCGGCAGCATGCTCTTTTAAACCAAGTAACTTACTAATCTTATTACTATTGTCAAGAAGGCCATTTTCAATACCAAAACTTTCTTTTTCTAAAATCTTAGAGGCTTCACTATGTAAATTATGTCTTTCTTCTTCATAATGTTCTTCTAGATTGTTTTTCATGTTTTCAAAATCAGCAGCATCGTGGTCTATACCAAATTTTGATAATATACGAGAAAGACTTCTTTTAGTTAGTTCTGGGTTTCTAGAATGTCTTTCATCTATATTGTTTAGTAATCTAAATGTTGATTCTAAATCTTTTTCCTTAGTTACAAGTGGGCCTAGTAAATCACGTTTTCTTCTTGACTCTGGGTCATTTGCTTGTTTACGTGAAAGAAGTACTTTTTCTTCATTTAAACTTCTACTTCTATCCCCTCCTACTTCTTCATGGAGGTGTTCATCTAAATCTCTATCATAGTCGTCATCAAGTAAACTAGATAACATTTGTTTTTGAGACATCAAAAATCTTCCCTCACCTTCAGGAATTGTACCTAAAGTTTTTCTGATATGGTCTAAATGTTCTTTATCTAAGGGAAATCCTAACTGTTCTGCTATTTTGTGTGCATCAGTTTTACTATGTACTGGAATACCAGCCTGTTTTATGAAACTACCAAGACTATGTAATTTAGGGTCTAAAGGAATTTCTTCTTTAGAAAATCCCCAATCTATAGTAGTAGGGTGAGATATACCTAATTCTTCATAATACTCAGGTGGTAATACTTTCAAGGCTGTATTCGCATCAGCAAATAATCTTGCAACATTCTCTCTAATTGCTGGATTACTTGGGTCTAAAAAACCATCAGGGTAATACTGAGTTAAATGTTTAGCCATTTCAGAAATAATACGAATATCACCATATGCTTTAGCATCAAATCTGTCTCCGTGATAACTCCCCCCAAATAAGTTAGCATTAATTTCATCATTGATTTTAGAATCAAAATAATCTGGACCTTTTCTTAATATTATTTTTTTAGCATAAAAGAGTGCATTTCTATCTGCTTTTTTATCTTTCATAAATATTTCTTTAAAAGAGTTTTGTAGTGTATCACTTATATCTGTCACAACATCATCATCAACTATTTTTTCAATTGACATTCCCATTTCTAACCCATAAGGGTTATCGGAATTAGGATTTGTTGAGAATAAAAGAGGTGATAAATTATTAATATTTCTTTTTTGTTTATATTTTTCTTGGTTTTCAATAGCACTATTACCATGTATCATACTAGCAACGTGAGGAGCAGTAGAATGGTTTTTAGCAGCATTTATAATATTATTAAACCCTCCAAGTTTGTTAATTAGGGCTTTGTTATGTTGTAAAGCATGAGAACTAATTTTACTTTCTTCTGGTCTTGGAAAAAATAAATGAGCAAACATACCTTGATTTTGATTAGGAGTTTTGTGGTCTCCTCTTGTTGAACCCAGAATAGAGTTTCCTTCCTTATCCGCTATTGGATAATGTAATGACCTAAACAATGTATGGAAATCCATTCCTAAAGCCGCACCCGTATAAGCGGGAGCAAATATAGATGCAGGAGTACCACCCAAGTCATCAAAGGCTTTTCTTATTTCTGGGACTTTAAGTAACTCATTAGAAATTTTATTACACTCATAAGCATTGTAAGCATCATCTAATTGATTATGCTTAGAGTCTAATCCTAAAAAATCTTTTTTCTTTCTCATTAATTCTTTTAACATTTTATTATCTATTAAAGGGCCAGAAAAGTTATCATAAACTTCATGTTCTTCCATTTCATTTCCATCTGAATCAAAACCCAAAGCGTGTAAAAGATTTTTTTCAGGAATCATATTTTTAGCACTCTTACTTTCTTCTGCTAGGGCTTCTTTAAAATCATCACCGGATTCTCTTTTTAATTTTAGTAATCTTTTCTTACTCATATTAGGAAACGTTTGGTATAACCAACCATCCTCATCAATATCATGTCCCATAGAATCATGTAGATTTTCTAATGCAATTTCAGATAGGGGTTTTAGAATTTGGTCTTCACTTTCTTTATCATAAGTGATATCCCCTATAATTTTCCCATCTTTATCTACAGGTACTCTTGCTGCTCTAAAAGCGGAATCAAAGGCAAATTTATCTTTATCAGTTTCAGGCAAATTAGACATTAATATTGGTGTTATATTATTGTCACCACCTAAATGTGGCTCATTAGAGGTAAATGTTTTCGCATTCGAGGTTCTAGTTCTTATGGTTCTTTTTAGCCTACCCATAGGTAATTCAAAACCATCATCAAATTTTACTAATTGTCTATTAGAGTCACTTCCATATTTACGAAGATGGTCAAAAATCTTAGTTCTTTCTTTTGGTCAAAACCACTCAAGGCCGAGGAAATGTGATAAATCTGAAAGATATTCTGGATGAGCCATATCTTTTGGGTTTTCTAAATCACCTATGCCCGTTCCATAATATGCTGCTAATGCGGGGTCTGAGCCTTCTTCATACTCAGGGTTGTGCTTTCTATTTTCCCAAGATTTTAATCTATCTTTGAAATGATTTTTTCTTAACTCAAAATCACTAGAACCATCATCGTTATTTTTTTTCCAACGTTCAAAATCCCTATTGTATGCATCAACTTCATGACTTAATGTATTAGCGCCTTTACCTGTGTACAAAGGACCAAGAAAACTATATCCACCCTTAACATTTTTTGAAAGAGCGTGGTTATCTGTTTTAGTTAGATAATTTTCAAGTGCTATTTCATATTTTTTTAATTTCTCAGCAGTTGTTTTTTCACCTTCTTTTGCTGGTAAAAATTTTTTTGCTAATATATGAAAACGCATCGGTATACCAGATTTCTTCTCATCATCATCAGAGGGTTCAATAAAAGAGGGTACAATCCTATGAAGAGGGTTATGGTCTCTATCGAAAGGGTGAGCATTAGGATAATAACTAGTTGGGTCGCTTTTTATTTTTAATTGAGCACCATGTCCCCTTGCTGCTGTATGTGGAATATGTTCTTCAGTATGTTCTTCAATTCTAGATTCTATCCTATTTTTAAACGGGTCATCTACACTATTATGTCCTCTTTGGTCTTTCCTATAAAGTGGTATTTCATCCTTAGATAACTTTCTTTTCCTTCTTTTTTCCTTAATTAATAAATCACAAACTTCTTCTTTCCAAGTAGGATTCAAATCAAATCCATTTGCATCAAGATTGGCTTTAGCAAAAATATACTCTTCAACATAAGTTGAGATATCTTCATCTAAAACAGATACAGCGTTTACTAAATCGTCTCTTGCTCTTATAAAAATATCAGCAGCATCTTCTTGCACACTAAAACCACCTTTTTCACTCGTTGGTCTTAGACTCTCCACCGCTTGTTATTTCATGAGACTCAAGAGGTCTATCATGTGTATTGACTGTAGGGGATAAAGTATCTAAGTTGTAAGCATAACTTGTAGCCCCTTTATTAGCAACATCTTCTGAATCTAATAAATGTTGATTTGAAGTGTAATATGCGTTTCTAGTTTGTCCACCGGATTCCGCTACGAAAGTAACATCTTGAGGTTCAGTAGAAAAAGTTGTAATAAAATTAGGATTTGCTTTTTTCATTTCGCCATACTTTTTCATACAACCCATTTTATTTAAGCAAGCAGATTTCTTCATACCGCAAGAAGGACATTTATCTTCTTTCACAATAGATTCTGTTCTTTCTAATAATTTTTGAGCCTTATTCAAAAGGTCAATTGTGTCATTGTCTACTTCACTATATCTTGGTCTTACCATCTTAATACAACTCCATTGGTGTTTTTACATTATCAGCCATGTCATGAATCTCTTCCCAACTCATTTCATGAATCTGTTCATTTGTGTATGAGTCTAATTGATTTTCTGATTTTTGTATATTTATAGCCTCTTCTCCCCTAAAAGCATCTCCTTCTACATCTTCACTAAGAGGAGTAGATATACGGACAAAACCAGATTTTTTCAAAAGAGCAGAAGGATTATTCATCATCTTTTTTAAGACTTCATTTTCTCTTCTTACTGCGTTTATGTCAGACTCCATAGATTCCATTTTCGAAATAAGAGCGTTAACCAATCGCTCTTCAGTGGTTTCTTCTGACATTTAACACACCTACTTTTGCCAGCCACCGAAAGTACCAGAGTGTTTTCTCATTTGGTAATTAGTTCTAGCAGGAATAACTGTACCTTTGAGAACTCTATCCCTTTGAGAAGTATCAAAATTAGTTCCTCTTTCATTAAACTTCATTACAGGAACTCCGTTTGCAAACTCATTAACTTGTTTTTCTTCAGCAGACTTTTGTATAGCATAATGCAAGTCGTCATTTAAGAAATTACTAACTTTCAAAACTTCTTGAAGATGTGCTTTTGCTAATTCAGCATCTCCCAAATCTAAAGCCTCAGAAAAGGCTTTCGCGTGTAAATTCATCTTTCTTGCAAAGGAGTCCATCTTGGTTAGGTTCATGTTACTCACTCGCTCCGTAGATATACCTGTTTAATTACTCTTATGCTCCACGAGGCCGATTTGCCTCGGAAATACCTCTTTGTGCTCTTTCAACAGGTCTTTGTTGTGGACCTCTTTGTTGAACATTAGAAAAAGGTGAGCCAGCACCCATTGAGACTCTTTGTTCAGGTCTTGCTGGTCCTCTATTTCTCATCCCAATACCTTCGCCGCCCGGATTAACAATGCCCGGTGGCATACTCCCACCTACCTGTTGCATTACACCCGGAGGTACACCAGCAGGGGGTGCTCCACCAGCAGGGGGTGCTCCACCAGCAGGGGGTGCAGGGCCGGGTTGTTGACCTGTTTCTAATTTTTTATAGACAAATCTAATATCTCTCTTCCCTTCTTCTAACAATTCAGGTTGATATCCTAGCATCATCATTCTTTGTGCAAGATTGGCTTCCATCTCATCTCTTCTCAATCTTGTAATCTCATCCTCTTCCTCATTAGGATAAAGAGATAATTTCCAATCATACACATTCATTTCCCTTAACATTCTTGGAAATAAAACTTCAGTGTATACTTTTTGTCCAAATTCTACAGCCCGATTTGTAACTAAGATTTGCATACCTTCGTTATTTAATCCCCCAGATTTTCCATTGTCAATCATAAATACTGATGAAACACCGTAGTAAGCAGCAATACGATTTCTAATTTCGTCTCTTACAGCCATGTATTGCATCTCTTCAAGAGTGTCCATGAACTTAACCCAATTTACACCCCCTCTTCCAGTGGAACTTTCAATACCAACTTTAGGAACATAATGCGGGTCTCTTTCCATTTTTTCATCAACAGATTTCCAAAATGATTTCATAGACTCTAGATTATCTGTAGTAACAGAAATAATACCTTTCGGTATTCTTCTTTTTTGATAAGCAGTATAGATGTAATTATCCATAGCGGTTAGTGACATTGCTTGTCTCCACATAGTATTAACTGGAGATTTACCATATAATTTACTTGGATTATATTTTGAAATATGTATGACTTCACCTTTTAGATAATATTGATTTTTCCCAGAGCCAGCCATATTTATGTAATGAGCATCTTCCATTTTAGAGCCACATACTGGACAAGCATCGTCTTGACCGGGATAATTAATTTGGTCTCTATGAATAGCACAAACCTTGTACCTACCACCTCTTACCCCTCTTTTATCTGCCACTATTCTCATAAAAATAGGGTCACCTCTTATGATTTCTTTTACTCTATAAAATTGTATTTTCCCAGTGTCTGGGTCTACAAAGTATTCTTTTACTAAAATTAAGAAAGCGTCATCAACAATATTCAAGTCATCTTCTATCTCTTGTAAAATATGCATAAAAGATTGTTCCATAGAGTTTTCTTGCTTCAATAACCAACGTGGGTATACGGCCTCATCAACATCAGGAGTTCTAACTTCTCCCCCACAGGCTTTACAAGATTCTACTGAATGATGAAATTCTTCGCCGCAATCTACACATTTAGTTTCAAACTTCTTTTCAAAGTAATACCCCCTTCGAAATATTTCTTGTTTTAATTTCGCTAATACCGTTCTAAGAATTAAATTTTCACGAGAAACAGCATAAAGTGCAGGGAGAGTAATTCCTTGTGCTAATACTGGCTCTTGAATACCAGTAGTCAACATTGGCATTTGAGGTTGAGGTGTGGTTCTCCTCCTAAACGGACTAGAAAGAGCATTGATGAATCTACTTACTCTACTCTCATCATCAGCCATTATATTCCCTCCGCCCACTTTGCTATATCATCAGTTGAACATTCCCATTGAGACAGTAAAGATTCGGCTTTTGTAGCATCGTCTTTCCAATTATTGTACCTCACCACTCGTAACAACTCGGTCTTACGAAGAGGGTCTTCCTCTTGGAGATATTGTAAAACCGCCTTTGCTTGTACATCTTTCATTTGAAGATGTGGAAGAATCATTTTGAGTAATTTTTCGACATCCCCTTTTGAATAAAATTGTAATCTATGCTGACTTCTTGTGGAGTTTTTGTGTATTTTTTGGTCTAATTGTAAAACTCCACACTCAAGTGTTTTATGTAATTGCTCACAATGTGCTCTTCCTCTATCTCCTGTAGCGACAAAACCTGCTCTAGCCTCTCCTCTACTTGTAATTGTAATATATCCATCAGCGTCTAAAAATCCAGCAGCATAGGCAAAAGGGTCTTTTAGAATCAAACCATTCTTATCCATTTTTACAAAAGTGCCTCTAGAAGCCCCTGCGGTAATATCTAACTCTTCACCATACATAGAAATTAATTTTGATAATTTGTTACTAGTCATACTTTTATGAAGAATATTATTTTCACTTAAATGCTCAAAAATGGCTCTACTACTCATAGGTCCTCTTTCTGCTAAAACCAAACTGGCTTTTTCTATAGTTTCTCTATCTTTTGTGTTTAGTTTGTCTATTTGATGTAAACTAGTTTTCCACATTTTTCTTGCATCTTTTTTATGTTGCATAGCATTAGCCCACGCTTGACTTTCTTGTTGCCCCCAAACATCTTGATACTCATCAAGGGCTTTCAAAGAATTATCAGCCTCCTCCCATAATTGACAAGCGTTTATCAATCCAGTTTTTCTTGAATCTGAAAATCTTCTAAGTGATTTTAAATCTCTATCTGATAGACCTAATCCTCTAAGTGTGTCATATCTATTCTCAGCCCAAGGTATTTGCGATAGTGTAGTCTCTACTTCTAACTTTTTTAATTGTCTGACATCTTTTATTATATCATCAATTTCGTTTTTTACACTTTTATTGACTCTTCTCATTTTTCTAAGTCTAGAAACAAACTCATTAGCAGAAATACCAAGGTGGCTTTCAAACCATCCTTCTCCTGTGTTTGAAAAAAATTTCTTAATTTGTAGAGGTTCACCAGTAGATTCTAGCATATCTTCTTTTAAAATAAAGGAGTCTTTTAGAATCGCGCTTGACCACATATTTTTGACCCCTTAAATGCCCCTTAATTATCTATTTTATACCATCTGGAAGTATTTTCGTTTTCTTCCACCATGTATGTTGTATTCATCCACATCACTCCCCTTCGTATCTTATTTCCTTTTTCAACTCTATGGTATCATCCAACCGCTATTACGATGTTTCCTACCCGCATGCCAATCATCAAAGCCGGGTAAAATATCATCAAGAAGGACAACACTTCCTTTGAACTCTTTAGTTGCAAAATTAGCAAGAGCCAAACCCATTGCTAAGTCGTCATGAACTCCTACAGATTCTAGCCTACCATTTTTCTGCATACCAAATCTGTTTAACTCTTGTTCAAGAGTGTGAGTAAACTTACGAGACTCTTCATTCCCGTATGGAGTTTTTATTTGTCCCTGTTCAAATGCTAACAACAATGACATAAATATTGTCTCTTTCTTTTGTTTTGTTGTCATGAAAGTCTTGACTGGTATATCAGATGCCATTTCTTTTAACTCAGTAGCCAACATTCTTTGAAAATTATTACCTTCTAATTCAATTAACTCTGGCATAAACTTATTATTTATAGATATAATCTGTCTTTTCTGATTCATGCTAGAAAGTCCTTTTTGATGTACTGCGTGTACTATTTCTTTTATTCCGCCATTATCTGGTTTTATTCTAAGCCCCACCATAGCAGTATAGTCGGCATTTTTATCAGAAGAAATTGCTGGGTCCCAGCCAAAGAAGTGTTGTCCGTAAATACCATCAGGTTCACCTTCTTCATTGTAAGCGGTATCTGCTCTTGGGATTAAAATAAGTTCAGGGTCTCTGGCTTTTTCAAGTATATCATTAGGGAACATACTCGCAACGTCATGAATAGGTTCACATAGATATTCACGAGAAAACTGTATCGCGGGCATAGAAAGTCGTCTCTCTTCTAATGCCTCAAGATTCCATCTTCCCGGCCATAATGCTTCACCTTCTTGGTTTATCGCAGGATATGTTTCTACAGTAAAAGTGTCTTTCTTTTCCAATTCTGCATACAAATCGTTGTAACTGAAAGGTGTACCTACCATCATTAAACGAGAACTGTGGTGAAGAACTGGTAAAAGAACACCATAAAACCAGTCAGCAGTTCTTGCTAATTCTCCAGAACTAGTACCCCAAAGAATATCGTCACATACAACAACATCAGGGTGGAAACCACGAGTTGCCCCACCAACCGATTTAGCCATAATACGGCTACCATTTGTAAACTCGAAGTAAGATTTAGCCCAAGGTTTTCCTTGAGGTTTTAAATCTCTTAAGCATTCAGCCATATCTATGTTATTTCTAATAAATCTCATATGTTCAAGAGTCTGTTCTAAAGAGTGTGAGAAAATCATAATGTGTGTATTAGGATTAAATGCTGCTAACCATAATGCATAACTCATAAAGAAAACAGATTTACCGTGGTCTCTTGACGCTTTTACACAATAATATCTACTTCCAGCAAGACCCTTTTCCCATTGTTCGTGATGCCAATTTAAATCAAACTCTAAAATCTCTGTAAAAAAATACTGAAATGATTTTTTACTCATTTCTCTATCCATCTGCATGATGAAATCTTGCATGTCTTGACCTTTATCGT